CGATGTTGCCGGGACAGTCACCGTGCACGTTCCACCACCGGGAGACGCCGTCACCGTGTACGACGTCGGCGCACCACCCGAACCGGGTGCCACCACCGTGACAGTCGCCTGTCCATCACCTGCAACAACGGCCGGTGCCCCCGGCGTATCCGGCGGTGCGACCGGCGTGACCGGATCCGAAGCAACCGATGACGAAGAAGTGCCCTCAGAGTTCGTCGCGGTTGCCGTGAACGTGTACGACGTGCCATTCGTCAAACCAATAACTGTAATCGGAGACGATGTTCCTGTGGCAACATGCCCGGCAGAAGAAATAACCGTATATGAAGTAATCGCGCCGCCACCCACGTTGGAGGGCGCAGTGAACGCCACAGACACAGACGCATTGCCAGCAGTAGCTGTTACGCTAGTCGGTGCATTTGGCGTGAGGAACGGCCTATAAGTGCCGCTCATAAAGCTGCCTTGATAGCGGCGCGGCACAGGCAGTCTCCTTAGTTGATCTCTTCGTAGCTCACGAGAAACGTCAGGTCGTTAGCAGAGCCAGATGTGACAGAGATGCTGCGGTCTTCTTCGAGATAGATGCCGGTGCTTTTATCAACCACGATCAGCGTCGCATCAGCAGGCACCGATATGGTCGAAGCAAGGGGGAACGCTGTGCCGCCAGATGGAGCCGATCCCTGCGCCTGACCACCATTGGTGTAATAGCTCACTGTGCAGTCAGTGGCGGTCGTGCCATCCACGTTTGCAGCCGTGATCATGTTGATCTTCAACACCTTGCCTGAGCCTGAGGCGTTAGCAAGAAGGACGACAGCACTTGTGCCCGTGGGCGTGTAGCTTGTCGTCTTACCATAGATGGTCGAGACATTGACAATATTAGGGTTCGCCACGTTAACCTCCGAACACAATCGCCATCGCAATGGCCTTACCAGTTGAGACACCAGACGCCGGAGCCGATGTCCACGTCGTTCCGTCGCTTGTTAATACATTACCAGTGGTACCCGGCGCAACTGTCTGCACGGCGCTGGTGCCATTACCAAGGATGACAGCGTTTGCCGAGATCGTTGCGACCCCTGTGCCGCCCGCAGTGACAGGCAAAGTGCCGGTCGTGAGGGCGCTTGTGGAGGTCGCATAGACGGCTCCGCCAGATGTGAAGCTGGTGAGGCCGGTGCCGCCCAGCGTGGTCGCTACGGGCGCTGTGAGGCTGAATGTAGTACCAGATAGGGTGAGACCAGTGCCGGCACTATAGATCTGAGCAGAAGAAACCTGTACAAATGTGATTGCAGTCGTGCCGAATGTGATCGTGCCAGCGGTGTTGCAGACATAAGTCTCACCAGCACCTGTCGCACCAGACGTGATGAAGAAGGCATCGCCGTTGCCAAGTGCGTTTGTGTCCTTCAGGCCGTAGCTGTCGGCATCCGTTGCGCGGGTCAGAACCCAAGGCGTAGAGCCATCACCAACCGTTGTGACCGTATAGACGCCGTTCTCGAAGGCGTTGGTCTGGTTGTAGATCAGGATGCGGTCATTGACCGAAGCCACAGTGCCGTCTGGCGTAAATGCGCCAAGAGTGCCTGCGTTGGTCAGAGTTGCTCCAACCCCAGCCGTGCCGTTGTTATACGTAGCCGTGAGGTTCCCAGTTGTATTCGGCACCTCATACTTAACCGGCGCGTGATAGGTGATGCCAGAGGATACCAGCGTATCGACATATTGCTTGGTTGCGAGCTGAAGGGCAGATGTCGGGTCTTGCGTAACAGCCACAGACGTGAGGCCGCCAAGCGTCAGGGATGTGCCACCCAGAGAGATTGCTGTGGTGCCGATAGTGACGGAGCTGTTGGTCAGCGCGCCATTTGGGATGCTAGTGATATTTGTTCCGAGAATAGACGGGGCCGTCTCGAATGAAGGTGTTACGCCACCCACCAGAACACCCGCATGAGCCGCGAGAAACGTCGTCGCTCCTGATCCTGTCTGATACGGAATAGAGCCAGCAGCGCCACCAGCAATGTTTGTTGCCGTCGTCGCAGTTGTAGCCGTACCAACTGTTACCAGAGCAGGATCTTGCCACGCGGGTGACGTGCCATTTGAAATCATTAGATACGTGTTGCTGCCGATAGCCAGCTTTGAGAGAGCCGCCCCGGCTGAGTAATACAACATGTCGCCAGCAGTATAGGATGTAAGTCCCGTGCCGCCGTTGGTGGTGATGAGCGTACCGCCAATTGTAATCGTTCCGGCAGCCGTAATCGGGCCGCCAGATGTCGTCAGCCCCGTTGTACCTCCAGACACCGCAACGCTGGTAACAGTACCGGTGCCGGCTAGAGGAACCCATTCAACGTCGGTTGCTCCAGCATTGACTGCCAGCGCCTTGCCTGCGTTACCTGAGTAAGACGGCAAAATATTAACGCGAGCGCCAGCAGCAGTTCCTGCGCCTGTACCACCGCGTGCTATAGCAACGATACCAGTCGTGATGTCGCTGGCATCGAACTCAATTGGCACATTGGTGATCGCAGTGATCTGACCATAGGCATTCACGGTCATGCCCGGAACTTGGTTTGAACCACCATATGTGCCGGGTGTAACCCCAGTTACCGTGAACGGAATCCCGAGCTGCGAGAGGGCAGCCTTATAGTTCTCGTTCGCAATGACGAGCGGCACAAACTCGTTGCCCGTAATCGGGCCAACGATCTGTGGAAATTGGGAGATCTTAATATCGGACACTTAGCTCTCCTGAATCAGCGGCTCGTCATCTTGCGAGATGATACGCTGGATACCATCCTCATCCAAGATGTAATAGGTCGGATTGTAATCCGGGCGGGGATTGCGCACAGGCACAGGGTCCGGCCTCAGAAGCTGACGCCGATAATATGGCTGAGGGACATCATCGCAAGAAGCGCAAACCCAAACGCCAAGCCCAACAGGGACCGAGCCACCACGATAATCTTTCTTTTCGCGGAGGTGGGAGTGCTGCACGAGGAATCCGCAGCCGTCGCATATTGCGATTGCTCTTGGGTCGTGTGCGTCGAATCTTGGTTGGGTTCTACGTTTCCGTCCCCGTCCGTAAGCGTACTGCATCAATACCCCCATTGATCAATGGTGATACGCAGAGGAACCTTTTCGCGGTCCTCAGCAGCAGCACGATTATATGCTCCATCTGCAAGGCCCTGAAGGAAATCAAGGCGGTCAGGTGCGAATTTAACAGCCAGCTTGGCGGCGAGGCCAGCAGCAATGGCTTCCATCCAACGGTTCGGCGCGTCCATGCTGTCAGTGAATGCGCCTGCATCCTCTTGGATTTTCATGCGGTGGTAGAACAGCGTGACCCCTGCATCCTGCGGTGTCTGCCAGATATACAGGCGCGGCGTGATTGTGCGCTGGAAGTAATACTGAAAGGGGCGCTGCCCGACCTGAGCCTTATTGGGAATAGCGTCATACTCAGCGCGGCTAATCGGCTGCATCATAAGATCTGTATTGATACCGCCTGAAGTTGTCCGCGTATAAGCCTGCAGGATCGAAACCGTGCGTGGCTCAAGCTCGTAATAAAGCGTCCCCGGAGTCAGCGTGATTGACTGGAGATCAACCGCCCAGAGGTTAGGGCCATTGTTGGCCCAGTCCGAGAACATGTAATTGATGGAGCGGCGCGCACTATCGATGTCATTTGAGGACAGCGTGCCGGGGTTACGCCCAACGCGCTCGTAAGCCTCAGTGATGATATCGATCTGTTCGGTGTTGCCGAACGCATACGTGCCACTGGTGGTCATCTAAACCTCGCCGTTTTCTTCGCGATGGTTTTAGGCTGAGAGACGAACTGCTTTCCAGCCTTTTTACCTTTTCGCTTGGCTTCGCTTGTAGCAGCATATTCAGCCGGAGTCAGCGCCTTAATGGCAGCCTGAGGCAGATACCGCTCACCAGTCTTGCTGGAGGGCTTGCCGGACTTGGTCGTCCACTTCTGCTTCGTCCAGTCCTTGAGGGACTGTTGCGGCTTCCTAATCGGCATAGCCCCCACCTTTGGCTTTGTACTCCTTAGCAAGGAGTTGTGCCTTGCGCGCTGACCACTGTCCAGCTTTGGTGCCGTGCGTCTCGCGCGCTTTAATGCTGTCAAAGAGGCGCTTACGAAGGCCGGGCTTGGTATAGTTCCCGGCCTCGTTGACGCGCGACTCTTTGCGCCCCCGCATTACTTGCCCTTTTTGGCGGGCGCTTCTTCCACAGCCGGAGCTTCTTCAGCAGCCGGAGCTTCTTCAGCGACAGATTCGGGAACTGCCTCAACAACAGGCTCAGGCTCAGGAGCTGGTGCAGGCGCAGCCTTGGCGGGCTTGCGGAAGCCCAGCATCTCTTCGAGCGACTCTTCGGTCACCATATCCCAGTCTGCCTGAGACATGACGATTTCCTGCTGCTCACCCTTTGCGTTCGTGTAACGACGAAGAATCATGATAAGCTCCTATTATGCGTAGGTTTTGATCATCTCGAGGATGATGCTGTAAGTATCACCAGAAGAAGCGCCAACCGTTGTGAACAGGATGTCGCCGGTCTTTCCGGTGCCGGCATTATTGCCGAGGATTGCGGTATCGTCGAAGTTCAGCGTGTACATGCCGGGAGCAAGGACAACCGCGCTCACGTCGGTGTCCGCATCCCAAAGGACGTTAACCGACATGCCATGCAGCATGGCCGTGATACGGCGGATAGATACACCCGTGCAGGCTTTGCCTTCAAAGTTCGCCTTCAAAGCCGAGACATCGACCTTGAGAACGGCGCTCTCACCCGTGCCATCCGACACGTTGTTGAACTTCATGACGGCTTGGCTGTCACCGTCAAACAGGGTCTGCGAGTTAACAGCATCAGCCATTATTTCATTCCTTTCAGAGTCATAGCGAGACGAGCGCGCTGACCCATCTTACCGGGCTTCTTAGCGGCTGCCTCCAGCTTTCCTGCTGGGATCGGCTTGCCGGGCTTAGCACCGAGTTCCTTGCGAAGTGCGCCGGGCTTCTTGATAGCACCAGCAATCCAGTTCTTTTTGCCACGCATGTCAGCAGTTCCAC